CGGCCGCCGGTCGGCTCGATCCTGACGTTCTCCTCCGCCGCCGACGTCTCGACCTACTTCGGGGCCGCCTCGCTCGAGGCCGCGCTCGGCGCGGTCTACTTCGCGGGCTTCAACGGCAAGAACAAGATCCCGGCCTCGATCCTGTTCGCGCAGTACAACGCCGCCGCCGTGTCGGCCTACCTCCGCGGCGCGGCCTACGGCCTTACGCTCGTCCAGCTCCAGGCGGTCAGCGGCACGCTCGCCGTCGTCGTCGACGGCTTCTCCTTCAGCGCCGGCGCGCTCAACCTCTCGGCGGCGACGAGCCCGTCGTCGGCCGCGGCCATCATCCAGACCGCGCTCAACGGCGGCGCTCCCGCGGGGGCGTCGTTCACCGGCGTGATCTCGACGACCACGCTGACGACCTCCGCCGTGACCGGCACCATCGCGGCCGGCCAGACCGTCGCGGGCGTCGGCGTCGCGGCGGGGACGGTGATCCAGTCGCAGATCGGCGGCACGCCGGGCGGCGCGGGCACCTACGCCGTCAACAACTCGCAGAGCGTCGGCAGCGAGGCGATGACCTCGGCGGCGACGCCGGTCGTCGTGAGCTACGACTCGGTCTCCGCGGCGTTCGTCGTCACCTCGGGGATCACCGGGGCGGTCTCGACCATCGCGTTCGCGACCGGGACGACCGCGGCGACGCTCAAGCTGACCTCGGCGACCGGGGCCGTGACCTCGCAGGGCGCGGCGGCGGCGACGCCGGCGGCGTTCATGAACGCGATCATCGCGCAGACGACGAACTTCGTGACGTTCATGACGACGTTCGACCCTGACCCGAGCGGCAACACCAACAAGCAGGCGTTCGCCGCCTGGAAGAACACCGCGCTCGGCGGCAACCGCTTCGCCTACGTCTGCTGGGACCTCGACGCCTCGCCGACGACCTCGGTGCCCGCGGCGGCGAGCCTCGGCCAGATCCTCCTGGCGAACTCCGACTCGGGGACCTGCCTGCTCGACGGCGACGCGGCCTCGGGCTGGAACGCGACGGCGGGGGCGACGCTCGCGGCGTTCGTCTGCGGCGCGGCCGGCTCGATCGACTTCGAGCAGAACAACGGGCGCATCACGTTCGCCTACAAGGCGCAGGACGGACTCGCCGCGACGGTGACGACGCAGACCGTCGCCGACAACCTCGGCGGCAACCCGCAGACCTCGAGCCGCGGCAACGGCTACAACTTCTACGGCGTGTACGCGACGGCGTTGATCTGGCTCCAGCGCGGCTTCGTCACCGGCGCCTACCTCTGGCTGGACAGCTACATCAACCAGGTCTGGCTCAACAGCTCGTTCAAGGCGGCGATGCTGAACCTGCTGCAGAACTCCAAGTCGGTGCCCTACAGCACGGCGGGCTACGCGCTGATCGAGAACTCGCTCGCGGCGACGATCCAGGCGGGCCTCAACTTCGGCGCGTTCGGGCCGGGCTCGATCTCGGCGACGCAGATCGCGGAGGTCAACGCGCAGGCCGGGAGCGACGTCTCGGGCCCGCTGCAGACCCAAGGCTGGTATCTCCAGGTGCTCGACGCGAGCTCCAGCGCGCGCGCGGCGCGGACCACGCCGCCGGCGACGTTCTGGTACCTCGACCGCGGCTCGGTGCAGTCGATCAACCTCGCCAGCGTGGCGGTCCAATAGGGGAGCAACATGGCCTCGATCACTTCCGCCAACGCCGTCGTAACGCTGTCGGTGCCGCCGCTGTTCGTCGTGCCGCAGCAGCTCCAGGGCTTCGCGGCCGACGACGTCTTCGACGTCCCGGAGATCAAGTCGGTCGAGACCCTGATGGGCGTCGACGGCAAGCTCTCGGGCGGCTTCGTCTACGTCGCGATCCCGCAGCAGATCACGCTGCAGGCCGACTCGCTGTCGAACGACTTCTTCGACACGTGGTGGACGCAGATGCAGGCGGCGAAGGACGTCTACGTCGCGCTCGGCATGGTGACGCTGCGCTCGATCGGGACCAAGTTCGTGATGACCAACGGCTTCCTCACCGGCTACAAGCCGACGCCCGGCGCGAAGAAGATCCTGCAGCCGCGGCGCTTCGAGATCACATGGGAATCGATCGTCCCCTCGCCGACGTGAATTGCCGTTGGTGCGGGCTGACCCACGGGCCGCGCTGCCCGATGGTGAAGGCGCTCGACTTCGCGGACGACGGCGCGACCGTGCTGCGGGTCGAGTTCTTCTCGCCGCGCGACTTCAACGCGGAGCCGATCGCGCCGCCGGAGTATCCGAAGAAAACCGCGGGGTGAGGCATGCGAAGGTCCGAGGTCGTCAAGGTGCCCGCGGAGTGGGGCAGGCGCGACGCCGGCAAGATGTTCATGATCACCGAGAAGCCGGCGACCGCCGCGGAGAAGTGGGCGTGGCGGCTCTTCATCGCGGTCAAGGGCACGACCGCGCAGATCCCGCCGGAGCTGGAGCAGCTCGGCATGGTCGGCGTCGCGATCCGCGGCATCAACTCGTTCCTCGCCGCCGACGTCGACTTCGCCAAGATCGAGCCGCTGCTCGACGAGATGATGGAGTGCGTGAAGGTCGTGCGCGACCCGGCGCACCCGGAGCTCGCGACCGACCTCACGAGGCTGGACGACGTCGAGGAGGCGCAGACCGTGACCTGGCTCCGCAACGAGGTCTTGAGGGTCCACACAAATTTTTCCTTCGCCGAGCAACTGTCCCGGTTGATCTCGGCGATCACGACGACGGGAAGCTCCTCGGCTACGTGAACGTGCCGCCGAGCGTCGGCGCCGCGATCTCGGCCGACAAGTCGCTGGCGCTGCCGCTGTCCCAGGCGATGGGGCTGGAGGACCTGTACGACGTGCTGGAGGTGCTCCAGGTCGACGCGCACAACAGGCGCGTGATCGCGCGCCGCGAGGAGGAGTAGGATGACGACGGTCGTCGACACCTTGGTCCTGGAGCTCGGCCTCGACCCCTCGAAGTTCACCGAGGGGCAGCGCGAGGCGCTCGCCGCCTTCAAGAAGACCCAGGAGGAGGTCGAGAAGGGCGGCAAGAACGTCGACGCGCAGAGCTCGAAGATCGAGAACTTCTTCGGCACGCTGAAGCGCCAGGCGCTCGGGCTCACCGCGGCGTTCATGGGCGGCCGCGGGATCCAGCAGTTCGCGGAGTACGTGACGCACATCGACGCCAACGTCGGGCGGCTCGCGTACACGACGCAGCAGTCGACCCGGGAGATCTCGGCCTGGCAGGGCGTGGCGCGGCAGTTCGGCGGCACCGCCGAGACCGTCTCCGGCTCGATGCAGGGCCTGACCGACCAGGTCAGCCAATTCCTTTTGACCGGGCAGACCGGCGGCTTCCTCCAGGTCTTCAACGCGCTCGGCGTCAGCCTCTACGACTCGAACCGGCAACTGAAGACCGCGGGGCAACTGTTCCTCGACCTCAACGACGCGATCCAAGGCATGAACCCGAGTCGGGCGCGGTCGCTGCTGCTCGCGGCCGGCGCAGACCCGGCGACCGTCAACATGCTGCTGACCAACTCCAAGACGCTGAAGGACATGCTGGAGACGCAGCGCCAGATCGGCGGAACCACCGACCAGTCGGCGGAGGCGGCGGGCAAGCTGCAGGCGGCGTGGCAGCGCATCTACACGCGCGTCGAGGAGTTCGGCCGCAAGTTCCTGCCGATGATGCTGGTGTTCTCCGGCCTGGCCGAGTTCGCGATGGACTGGCTCGCCAACAAGATAAGCGGGCGGCCGATGACGCCGCCGCCGAGCGGGGCCGGCGTCCCCGGCGGCGTGTCCAGCAGCGGCGCCATGAACAACGCCCAGATCGAGGCCGCCATCCGGTCCGAGGCGCGCGCGCGCGGAATCGATCCCGACATCGCCGTGAGGGTTTGGCAGTCGGAGGGCAAGGGCGGCTACGTCGGCGACCGCGGCTCGTCGTTCGGCCCGTTCCAGCTCCACTACGGCGGCGTCGCCTCCGGCGGCATGGCGGCGAAAGGGCTCGGCGACAAGTTCACGGCGACGACCGGGCTCGACGCCCGCGACCCCTCGACGACGCTGGCGCAGATCCGCTTCTCGCTCGACGAGGCGGCCCGCGGCGGCTGGGGGCCGTGGCACGGCTGGACCGGCCTGCCGCGCGCCGGGCTCGCCGGGGCGCACCCGATGGGCGGCGACACCAACACGAGCCACAGCACGACCAACGTCAACATCGGCAAGGTCGAGGTCGTCACGCAGGCGACCGACGGCGACCGCGCCGCGCGCGACTTCGCCTCGACCCTGGAGCGGATGAAGTTCGGGGCGTCGGCGAACTATGGGCAGCGATGACATGGACGCGATTCTCTTGCTAATGATCTGCGGGACCGTCGCGATCATCGTGTTCTGCCTGGTCGCGCTCCTCTCGGGGTGGTGAGATGCCGAACGTGCCGAACGTGCCGGGGGTGCCGACGCTGACCTCGTACTCGGCGGCGCCGATCCTCCTGGCGCTGAGCGACGCGGCGTTCGTCGCGCTGTCGTTCCTCGCGCCGCGCTGGGGCATCTTCCTCGACGGCGTCCCGGCGCTGCCGATGGCGAAGTCGGTCGCGAGCTTCGAGTACAAGCAGGACTGGACGATCTCGGACTACCCGGTCGAGGAGGGCGGCTTCCAGAGCTACGACAAGGTGCAGCTCCCGTTCGAGTGCCGGGTCCGGATCACGTCGAGCGGGTCGAGCGGCGACCGCGCCGCGCTGCTCGCCGCCCTCGACCAGATCGCGAACTCGCTCGACCTCTACGACGTCGTCACGCCGGAGCGGGTCTACACCTCGGTCAACGTCCACCACATGGACTACCGGCGAACCGCGACGAACGGCGTCGGCCTCCTGGTGGTCGACCTCTGGCTCGTCGAGGTCCGCGTCACGGCGACGGCGACCTTCACCAACACGCAGCAGCCCGGCGACTCGGGCCAGCAGGGCGTCGGCAACGTCCAGCCGCAGGCGCCGTCTGGCGGCTTCGACGAGGCCGGGTTCGTCGGCGGGGTGCAGTGATGCAGATCGTCCCGCTCCAGCCGATCGCGAACCAGAGCGTGCAGGTCCAGCTCGGCGACCAGGCCTGCACGCTCGGGATCCAGCAGCTCGCCTACGGGCTGTTCATGACCGTCACGGTCGGCGGCGCGCTGATCATCGCCGGCGTGATCTGCGAGAACCGCAACCGGATCGTCCGCTCGGCCTACCTCGGATTCTCCGGCGACCTCGCGTTCGAGGACACGCAGGGCGCCGCCGACCCGGTCTACACGGGCCTCGGGACGCGCTTCCTGCTGGCGTGGCTCGAGCCCGCCGACCTCGCGGGGTGACATGGTCACCAAGATCACCGTCAACCCGCTGCCGAAGAACGCGCTGCCCACGACGCCGGCGCCGCAGGCGTCGTTCGTCCGCCGGCTCCTGGAGGTTTCGGTCAAGCTCGGCGGCGGCGGGAAGACCAACACGCCGTCGACGTTCTCGGAGAGCGGCACCGACACGGTGACGCTGTCGGGGCTGCGGACCTCGGCGCGGATCCAGAACTCGGGGGCGCCGTCGGGGGCGAGCGCGACGATCCAGGTCTGGGGCATGAGCCCGAGCCTGATGAACCAGCTCGCGACGCTCGGGATGGTCTACAACATCGTCGAGAAGAACGAGCTGACGCTGCTCGCCGGCGACGCGACCGCGGGCATGAGCCCGGTGTTCTCCGGGACGGTGGTCGCGGCCTACACGCAGTTCGACCAGGCCCCGGACGTCGCCTGCCGGTTCGACTGCAACTCCGGGCTCGGCGCCTCGACCGCGCCGGCCGCGGCGACGAGCTACGCCGGCTCGACCGACGTCGCGACCATCATGTCGAGCTTCGCGAAGCAGATGAACGTCGGGTTCGAGAACAACGGCGTCAACGTCAAGCTGTCGGCCCCCTACTTCTGGGGCAACGTCCGCGAGCAGGTCCGCGACGCCGCCGAGGCCGCCAACGTCAACGCCGAGGTGATCGAAGGCAA